TAAAGTTTCATCACCAGTGAATTGGAGTTGTTCAATAAGGTATTCGTGTGATACTTGTGCGAAGCGTCTGCGTTCATCAGTATCAAGATATACATAGTCTACCCATAATTTAGCAGATGAAAGACTTAAACCAGTTGTTACAGCTTTAACTGAGTTGGCAATTGAGTCAAATTCAATGTTGCATTTTACTTCATGGTATTGAAGAGCAATAAGTGGAAGAGCAAGACCTGGATTGCGGCAGAAGTAGAAGTAAAGTGGGACTGTTACAGTTTTAGCTGTATTAGCAGTACCATTATCAACCATTGCTTCTAAAGCATCATTTTTACCTGATGCTAAAGTAAGTTCAGACCATAAGTGCATCCATTCACCGTAATGTTTGTCAATTCTTTGACCACCAATTTCAAGTTCTACACTCTTGATAACAGCGAAACCTGCATTATCATTATATGATTTATTAGCATCACCGGAGGCTGGAAGACCGATTTCAACATACATGTTAGTTACTAAATCACCGTTACGGCTGATTGTTGCGCTAACTTTTTTACCGAAGTCAGCAGTACCATTGAATGTTTGTTCAATAGCTTCCATACTGAAGTTAGTATGACGTCTGTATACTACTTTGAAGAAAGTAATTTGAGGATTACCTGTAAGGTATACATCTTGAGCACCATAAGCTACGAGTTGCATGAGACCACCACCCATTGTTTTTGTTTATAATTCTAGATAATATTTTAATTTCAAATAAAATAATTAAAAAATAAAAAATTAATTAAAAAATTAATTGGAATAGGCAAGACCACCCATACCACTCATTACACGGAGAACATTGTAGTTGACAGCATAGATACGAACAGTAGCAGCTGCAGTAAGATTCATATTAAGAGTTGCGTTATCAATACGGGAGAAGTTGCAAGTACCAGATGGTTGATGTTCTTCTGGTTTAAGTGCAAATGAGTATACATTAATACCTTCATCAGGAGAACCGCTGTGATGTTGATATGGTTGTACATAGTTGAAGTATGCACCTGGGCGTGTTGCAAATCTATCGTGACCATTAAGTTGAAGTTTGGCATCACTGACAAGATTATCACCACCACCGAAGCTACCACCAACATTACCATCAATAGTATCAAGGAATGCAGTATCAAGAGCATTAGTATAGTTGAAACGTTGAAGTGCTGCTGCACCAAGTGAAGTAGATGTTTGTGCTACCCATACAAGTTCTTTAACTGGATGATTAAAGTTAAGACGGAAATTGTTTGAATTTACTGCACCTGTTTCTTCAGAGTATTGGAGTTGTTCAATAAGGTATTCGTGTGATACTTGTGCGAAGCGTCTGCGTTCATCAGTATCAAGATATACATAGTCTACCCAAAGTGAAGTATCACCAAGAGTTGGTGTGCCAGCTGAACCAATCTTTACATCAGCAAGAGCACGGAATTCTACAATAACCTTAACTTCATGGTATTGAAGGGCAATAAGTGGAAGAGCAAGACCTGCATTGCGGCAGAAGTAGAATAAAAGAGGGACATAGCAAGTATATGCACCTACATTACCTTCAACGCGATTAAGTTTTACAACATTACCAAGCATTTTATCTAATACTTGTACTTTAGCAAGAGGGCAACTAAGTTCTTTCCAGATATGCATCCATTCACCATATTGTTTATCAATACGTTGACCACCAATTTCAAGTTCTACTGTATTAATAAGTGCATTACCTACTTCAGCACACCAGTTATCAGTAGTAGTAAGTGCAGGTAAAGCAATTTGTAAATGCATATTAGATACAAGATCACCATTACGACTGATTGTTGCTGTAACTTTATTTCCAAAAGCTACAGTACCATTGAATGTTTGTTCAATACATTCCATACTGAAATTAGTATGACGTCTGTATACTACTTTGAAGAAAGTAATTTGAGGATTACCGGTAAGGTAAACATCTTGAGCTCCATAAGCTACGAGTTGCATAAGACCACCACCCATTGTTTTTGTTTATACATTAGATAAAGAAAAAAATTTTATAGAAAAAAAAATAAAAAAAAAATTAATTAGAATATGCAAGGCCACCCATACCACTTTTTATTCTTAAAACGTTGTAATTTAAAGCAAAAATCTTGATTTTTGCGTTTGTAGTTATTGAACCAGTATTAATATGAAGTGCAGCATTATCTATTCTTGAAAAATTGCAAGTACCCGATGGTTGATGCTCTTCTGGTTCAAGTGCAAATGAATATACATTAATACCAGTAGTAGGACTTGATGTATGATGATAATATGGTTGAACACAATTAAAATATAATCCTGGTCTTTGAGCAAATCTATCGTGTCCATTTAATTGAAGTTTAGCATTGCTAACAACATTATTTCCTCCTGATACAGAACCATAAGCACTATCTATAGATGCTGAATCTCCATAATTAAAAAAACTTGAAGCATTAGAAGTAGTATTTATATTACTATCTTTTCTAACTACCCAAATAAGTTCTTTAACCGGATGATTAAAATTTAATCTTACACGATTATTTGCACCACTTACTGTTTCATCACCTGTAAATTGTAATTGTTCAATAAGATATTCATGTGATACTTGTGCGAATCTTTTTCTTTCATTACTATCTAAATATATATAATCTACAAGTAATTTTCCACTGACAATATTTAAAGCGGTTGCTGTACTCGCACCAAAACCTTTAATACAATTTATAAAACTTTCAAATTCAATATTAATTTTTACTTCATGATATTGAAGTGAAATAAGTGGAAGAGCAAGTCCTGGATCTTTGCAAAACCAAAATTGTAAAGGTATAAATAATGTAGTTTCTGGAATACTTGCATAAGAATCATTAGGAACAGTATTTAATTCTGATGTAGCACCAATCATATTATTATAGTTATCTAGTTTACTATTAGAAACAGTTAATTCACCCCAAATATATAACCAATGATTATAATGTTTATCAATACGTTGACCACCAATTTCTATATCTACATAATTAATTAAATTTAATCCTATATAATGATTCCAAGAAAAATTTGATGTACCAGAACCTGTTATTTGTGGTAAAACTATTTGTAAATACATAGGACCTACAAGATCTCCATTTCTATTAATAACACAACTAACTTTTCTTCCAAAATCAACAGTTCCATCAAATGTTTGTTCTATACTTTCTATACTAAAATTAGTGTGTCTTCTATAAACAACCTTAAAAAATGTAATTTGGGGATTACCAGTAAGATATATGTCTGCTGCACCATAAGCAACTAATTGCATAAGACCACCACCCATAAGTCTTTTATAATAATTATATATATTTTTTATAAATTAATTAACTTTATAATTAAATAATTTAAATAAATGAAAAAATTAATTAGAGTATGCAAGACCACCCATACCACTCATTACACGAAGAACATTGTAATTTGTTGCATATACACGAGTTTTAGCAGAGGAAGAAACTATTAATGTTAATTGAAGTATTGCAGTATCAATACGAGAAAAGTTGCAAGTACCTGATGGTTGATGTTCTTCTGGTTTAAGTGCAAATGAATAACTATTAATACCATTAGCAGGTGAAGCTGTATGGTGATTATATGGTTGTACATAATTAAAATATGCACCTTTACGTTCAGCAAATCTATCATGACCATTAAGTTGTAATTTTGCTGCAGATGTTATATTAGCACTACTACTAGTAAATGCTTTTAAATCATTATTTTTTTCAGTTGTATTATATGTTGCATCATTATCATGAGCAACAGAAGTATTAAGTTGTGTAACCCATACAAGTTCTTTAATAGGATGATTAAAATTAAGTTTTAGTCTTTGTGTAGAAGAAGTAACTATTTCATTTCCTGAAAATTGTAATTGTTCTATAAGATATTCATGTGAAACCTGTGCAAATCGTCTACGTTCATCAGTATCAAGATAAATATAATCTACCCAAAGACTTACATTAGTTAAACTACCACTTGTTGCAGGAGTAGAGGTTGTGCTTCTAATAAGTCCTCCATCTCCACTTAAAGAATTAAATTCTATATTTAATTTTACTTCGTGGTATTGAAGTGCAATAAGAGGTAGAGCAAGACCTGGATTTCTACAAAACCAAAAATAAAATGGAACATATATTGTTGTTGCGCTAGCACCCGTTCCTTGCATAGCAGATGTAGTACCAATCATATTTTTAAGACTATCAAGTTTACTTTCTGTAATTGTAAGTTCTTTCCATATATGCATCCATTCACCATAATGTCTATCAATGCGTTGACCACCAATTTCTATATCTGAATTTTTTATAAGAAAAAATCCAACATCTTCACACCATCCTTCAGAAGCATTTACAGCAGGTAAAGTACATTGTAAATGCATAGAATGAATTAAATCTCCATTTCTACTAATAGTACATGACGCTTTTCTACTAAAATCAGTAGTTCCATTAAAAGTTTGTTCAATACATTCCATACTAAAATTTGTATGACGTCTATACACTACTTTAAAGAAAGTAATTTGTGGATTACCTGTAAGATAAACATCTTGTGCGCCATAAGCTACAAGTTGCATGAGACCACCTCCCATTTTTATTATATATTTAAATAAGAAAAAAATAGAAAAAATTAATTATTTTTGTTTAAATTATTTAATAAAAATTGTTTTTCAAAATCTCCATCAAGAGCAATTTTTTTTGTTATTTTTTTGCCAATATTATTTTTATCGAATTCCTTTTCAAATATAAATTGTTCTGGATTATGTTCTATCATTTTTACAGTCCAACCATCTAAAAGTGCTTTCATTATAAATCGTATTTTTGCTAATGTACTACAATTTAATTCTTCTAAAGTATTTTCTAGGACATCTTTTATGACCATTAGTCCTTTTCTTATATTAAAATATGAAAATTTTATTTATTTAACCGAACAAAAATATTTAAAGGAAATTTCTTAATTATAATTATAATTATGTCTATGTTTAAAAATAAAAATATGAAACAGATTTTATCTGATTCAAGAAGAACATTAGATTCAAAACATCAAGAAATAATAAATAAAATGAAAAATGAAAGAAAAACAATTAATAATAAATTAAAAGAATTAAAACAATTAGATAAACAATATTCTGAATTAGATAAAAAAAAAATTAGTGAATTAACAGATAATGAACTTTCTAAAAAATTTAAATTAAAAGATACAATTAAAAACTTAAAAAATAATATAAAAAAAATTGAAAATTATGATAATGAAAAAGATTATTTTTTAAAAACAAGTCATCTATTGTTTGAGTATTATAATACAACAAAAGAACAATATAAACAAGAAAATAAAACTATAATAAATTTTTTTAATAATTCAAGTAATGATGATAAAAATGAAGGGAAAATAACAAATTATATAAATAAAAAAACTGATTTTCAAAAAGCTGAAATTCTAGATGAATATTTAAGTTTAGTAGATGATAATTATGTTAAAAAATGTGATAAAGAACAATTAGCAACTAAATTATGTAATTATTGTAATATAGAAAAAACAATTATACAAAATGAAGGATTAATGGTTTGCCAAAAATGTGGAGATATAGAATTTACAATAATTGATAGTGAAAAACCATCTTATAAAGATCCTCCACCAGAAACAAGTTATTTTGCATATAAAAGAATTAATCATTTCAATGAATGGTTAGCACAATTTCAAGCAAAAGAAACAACAGATATTCCTCAAACAGTTATAGATAAAATTTTCCTAGAAATAAAAAAAGAAAGAATTGTAAATATGGCTGATTTAACTCAAAGTAAAGTAAGAGAATATTTGAAAAAATTAAAATTAAATAAATATTATGAACACGTACCACATATAATAAATCGTTTAAATGGTTTATCTCCACCAATAATGGATAGAGAAACAGAAGAAAAATTAAGAATAATGTTTAAAGAAATACAAGGACCTTTTATGAAAGTATGTCCTAAAGAACGTAAAAATTTTTTGAGTTATAGTTATGTATTACATAAATTTGTAGAACTTCTTGGTCTAGATGAGTTTTTACAATGTTTTCCATTATTGAAAAGTCGTGAAAAATTACACCAACAAGATTTAATTTGGAAAGAAATATGCAAAGATTTAAAGTGGGAATTTATTAAAAGTATTTAAATAAGTACAGATTTACCTATACCAAAACCAGAACCAACACGTGCACTAGAACCAATTTCAGGTGAAAAAAGATCTAAAATAAAAAAAGTTAATGCGCCAACAAGACCAATTTGTATTACTTCATTAAAATTAGTTTTTGTATTTGGAATATAAAAAGCAACCATAGCTATAGAAATTCCTTCTAATGCATATTTTATAAATAAATTAACAAGACTTGATATATCTTTATTATTATTTATATGTTTTTTACTATTTAGTTCTGAAAAATTAACTTCAGAATACATAATTTTATACAATATAATTAGAAAAAAATAATTATATTATTAATAAATTAAAATCCACCTTTATATCCTACAGTAGAAGCACCTATACCAAAACCTGCTCCAGAGCGAGCAGCACTTGATACTGCTGGAGCATATAAATCTAAAATAGAAAATGTAGCTGCAGCTGTTAAAGCAATAATTGCAATTTCTTCCATATTCATAGTTTTTCTTGGAATATAATAAGCTGCAATTGCAACAGCACCACCTTCTATTATATATTTAATTGCACGTTTAATGACCTCATCAATATCGTAATCTAACATAAGTATTTATAATTTAATAAAAGATTTTTTTTTATTTAAAATACTTAAAAAAAACAATACGTTTATTATATATAAAATAAATAATTAACATAAATATAATGAGTAAAACAGAAGATTTCCTTGATGCTGATAAAGAAGTACGAGGTCAAAATTTTGTATGTTTAAGTTTTGTTTCTCCTACCAAAGATTTTTTAACTGACAAAGAAACCTATATGGTACAAAAATTTTTAAAAAAATTTAAAGATGATATATTATTTCAACTTAATTTAGATGATGAATTAAAAAATAATGATCGTGTAAAAAAACTATTAAATAAATTAACTGAAAATATTGGAGATAGATATAATGATTATAAAAAAATTAATCAAACTGATTTAGATCAAGAATTTAATTCTGAAAAAGATGGATATTTAACAATGAGAGGATTAAAAGTACGAGGTTGTTATGAAACATTAAGAGAAGCACAAGTACGTGCAAAGGTATTACAAAAAACAGATCCAAATTTTCATGTTTTTGTAGGTCAAGTTGGTTATTGGTTACCTTGGGATCCAGAAGCAGACCATATAGAAGATCAAGAATATCAAGAAGAACAACTCAATGAACTTGTTAAAGGATATAAAGAACAAGCACAAAAACGTGATGAATTTTATGAAGAACGTAGAAGAGAATTAAGTAGTGCAGCAAAAGAAGATGGACAAAAAGGTAAAACTGATAGTAAAATTGAAGAAATAAATACTGATACAAAAAATGATGAATGGGAAAAAGCTAAAGAAGAAACTATTGAAACTACAGAAGAAAAAAGCGATAAAAATATGAGAGAGATAATTGAAAATATATTTTAAATTTTTTTCTTAACATTTAATAAATGAGATCAATAATTATAACGTTATTTTTAATTGGAATAATACTTATTATAACCGGTTATAATAAGGAATATCAAAAATGCGAACCTAAAGTAAAATATGTATATAGATTTGTTCCAAGAAATTTTACAGAAGAACAATATAATCAACAAAAAGTAGAAGATATGTTTGGAACTATGTTTAAAAATCCAAGTCCTTGGACAGGTAAATTTCCAGATATGGTAATAAAAAAAGGAGAAGATATAAATAAAAATTTTATAAGCCAAACAGGTAAAGATACAGATATGAATGAAGTTATAATTGAAACAGAAATATTAAATTAATTTTCTTTTTTAATATTTATAGAATTATTGGAATTAAATATATCATCATCATCTTCACTCTCAGAATCATTATTAAAATTATTATTACTATATTGCCAAAATTCTTTACTACACATTTTAAAATCTTCATGGTCTTCTGCTTTATACCAAAACACTTGGTCTTCTATTTTATTACTTTTAGCATTATTATGAATAACCATACATTCATAATTTTCAGTTGTAGCATCCATAGCTTGACAAAATGTATTAAAATCTGGAAACATACCAGCATAATGTTCATATAATTTTTTTCTATTAGAAACAATATTTTCTCTTAAAATAAAAACATAATCAATATTTGTTCTTAAATTAGGGGGTATTCCTAAAGCAAATTGCATAGTCATTAAAAATAAAATTTTATAATGTCTTCCATTCATAAAAACACTTCTCATATTTTTATCTTTAGTCCAACTATTATCATATAAACAATCATCTAATATAAAAAAAATTCTATCATCTATTTTACTATTTATTCGTCCAGCATCTTTTGATTTTGCTATTTTTTTTTGTCTTGTTAAAATTCTTTTAACAATCTCTTTATCAAATTCTTCATATATACATGCTGGTGGGACTATTTTACTAAAAAAATGATTTGCTCCTTCTGTAGCACTAATAACAGTTCCCATAGGTATATCTTTATGATAATAAAGTAAATCTTTTACTAAAAAACTTTTACCAGTTTCTCTTTTACCAATAAAAACACATACTTTATCATTTCCAATTTTTTCCATGTCAAATTTTTTAAGTTTAAGACTGACACGTCTATTTTTATTTGTTTTAGATTTTGAAGTTTTATTTGACATTATTACTATCAAATAAAAAAATTATATAAATGCTTTTACGCACTAAATTTAAAAATCAGGTGGGTCGGGTGACAAATCTGCTGTATAATTGTTTATATTATTACCACCAATAAAATTATTATTTAGATTAGAAAATATATCATTTCCTTTAATATTATTTGTAATAAAAAATACAAGAACACCTACAATAATAGCTCTTTTAAAGTATTCTTTTTTTGTTTTTTTTATATTTGTTATTTTTGAATCAATATAATCACATATAAAAATCACAAATATAGAAAATATTGTAGAATATATTGAATTATTAAAAATATTGTTTAAAACGTTCATTTTATTTTAAATTTAGAAAAAAAAAATATAAAAAAACCTTTAATCTTCTGCATCAGCAAAAAATTCTAATGGTTTAACTTCTAATTTAACATTCTCTTTTTGTTTATTATCTTCATTTTTTTCTTTATTTTCAGTATCTTCATTTTCAGTATCTTCATTTTTTTCTTTATTTTCAGTATCTTCATTTTTTTCTTTATTTTCAGTATCTTCATTTTTTTCTTTATTATTAGAAACAGTATCGTCGTCATTATATTTTTTATTGTCAATTATTTTAATTTCTTTAATTTGATTATCATCAATTCCATCATCCATCTGTTTAGGTTTTATTTCAATTGATATACCATCTTCATTTCCATAATTTTCATCTGTATCCTTCTTTTTTAATTCTTTAGGTAATTCCTCAGATACTTCATCTGGTAAGTTATCAGAAAATAATGTTTGTTCAATTTCATTCATTTCTCTTTCATTTTCTTTTTCAGTATCTTCATTATTATTTTCGTTTAGTTTATTTATAAAATCATCATCATCTGATTCACTATCAGTTTCACTATCTGGTTCTTCATCATTTTTAGAACCATTTAAGTCTCTTGAAATCATATTTTTAATATTTTCATTATTTCTTTCAGTTAATTTATTTTTTGAAATATCTATTTTATCATTACCGAATTCTTCTTGATAACTTGCTTGTAAATATTCTTGTAAAATTGCTTTAACTGGTAATAAAATTCTTATTGCTTCTATAATTGCCTCTTTAACAATTTTATAAGATTCTCTAACATTTATTTGTTGTTCATTTGGTGTAAGTTCATCATTAAATAACATAACATTCATATAAAACTTTCTTGCCATTTCAATATAACATTCATGAATAAAATGATGAAGTTTAGGAACAGTTAAATGAAAATTATGTATTCTACTATGATTAGTTACTCTAACAACACTCAAAATTTTTGAAAAAATAACAAATATAGCACTTATTAAATCTTCTAACCAATCAATACCTGATTTTTCAACAATACGGTTAGTTTCTTTTTCTATAATATTTTGATTCCATTGAGGTATATTTTTTAATAAATTTTGAAATATTACTAATATTTTATTTTCATTTTTATTTTCATTTGCTAAATTTTTAGCTTCACTATAAATGTGTGAAATTCCTTCATACATTCTTGGAACAAGTATTCTTGTAAGTTGTTTTGTATATTCTTCTTTAGCATCAACTAATAAATTAACACTAATTTCTTCCATAGATATTAATATACGAAAAAAAATAGTTAATATAATAACGCATAAAATTTAAATTAATAAGAATGTAATGATTGTGTATATGGATTTTTCTTATGTTGTTCTACAAGTATATCGTCAATTCTGTCACTTTCATTTCCTCTTTTACCAGTATCAGAAACACAACCTATATTACCACGTCTACCACCAGGTATTAACATTCCTTGCATTTCATCAACACTAATTGGATTATTTCTATCACAATCTTCTTTTTTAATTGAAACATTCACTTTATCCCTACCATTACTAATTTTAACATTTGATTTTGTAGGTGCACGACCTTTAAGAGTGCACTCGCGAGTATCTTTTTGTACCATATTTTTAGCGGCTTGCCTATTTTCCATTTTATCACCACCAGCTGCAGTTTTTGCGGGTCCTTGATATTCAAAATCTGAAGTAATTTGTTTTTTAGTGCATTTAATTTTATCTTGTATGTCAACTTGCCTTTTAATCATACCTGCTGGTTGATTAATATTTCCAGAATTACAATATAATGTTGTTTGTTTAGTAGTTTTTCTAAGTTCTTCTTGGGGACCAATTGATTGAGAAAATTGTGAAGATGAATTAAAATTACCGCTTTGTCTATTATTAATTTCTGTTTCTGATTTTTTAGTAAATTTAGCATTATCATCATAATGAACTGTTGTTTGATTGTAATTTGCTACATTTGAATTATGAACTTTAGTAGACATAGTAGAACGGTTAGTTTCAACATTTCTTATAGAGTTTCTACCCATATCATTTTGTTTCATATTAGATGTTGTAGCATTTACATGACGAGTACCATAAGTTCCAAGCTCTTGTCTCTTTGGTTGCATAAGTTGTGGTTGATCTTTAAGTGTCCTAATTTTATTACCTTGTTGATATGAAGCAGGACCTCTTTGAACGATAGATTCTTTACGTTGTGTATTTTTAAGAACAACTTCACCTTTATATTCTGGTTTAATAAATGCACCAGTTGTTCGTAACCAATCATCACGTTTTCTTTCTGTAACAGTTTTAGGACGATTTACAGAAACTTCTTGTTGTATTCCTCTTGATTTAACATTAGAAACACCAGGACCTTTTCTACCTTCAAATGAAACTTTTTGATTAGTTTTAGCACGAAGTTGATTTACATTTTTGTATGTTGGCCTATATGTATCATGAAAACCACCAGAAGCACTTTGTTCTGGACCGATTCCTATACCATGTCCTACTCTTTCTGGTTCCATAAGAGGAATACCTTGTTGATATTTACTAACATTATAATAATCTCTACTATTAGATAAATTAGTATTACTTCCAAAAGGAATACCAGAATTAGCTCTTTCTTCTGGTGTAAACATAGAATTAACTTCTTCTTTAGTTCTATAAGTGTCTCCTCTTCCAGTAAAATGTTCCATATGACTAATTGTAGCATTAGGGTTTACATTTTGTTTAATACTACCTCCAAAAAAAGGAACCATATTATTATGTGTAAAATTTTCTTCAATTTCTATATTTTGCCAACCACCAGCATCACGATATTTTCTAGGTGCTGTTTCAATAGTTTCATTCCATTTAGCATAAACATCATCATCTTCTCCTAAAAATCCCAAATTATTAACTTTTTTTTGTTCAAGTTCATTTTCAAATTCTTTACTATATTTAACACCAATTTCTTTTTCAATTGGTTGTTCTTTATATCCTTTTTTCCAAGGCATATCTCTTTTTGGTTCCCAAGCTTCTTCTGGTTTATTTCTAATTTGAGTATCTAATATAATTGGTTTATCAATAGGAATGCTTGGATCACTTAAATCACGAACTAAAGGTATCATATTAGTTTTTTTAGGATTTTTAGATTTTTCATAATTTTTATTACTTAAATTTTGTTCATAATTTCTAACTTCAACACTTCTATTTGAATTGTAAATATTATCTCCTACCGGAATTTCTTCGTTTAATATATTATTACGTGTAGTATATTTAGCGCGTGGTTGTTTTCCATTTTTATTTAAATACCAACCAGCGCCAACTAAACTAGTAACTATATATAATGTAATATCCATTTACTATATTAACAGATAATATTTTAAAATATTAAAAAATATTATGTTTTAATTATCAACACGACAATCTTTATTAAAAATATTAAATATTTCAATTGGCAACTTTTCAATTTCAAAAATAGTTATTAATGTATTTTTATTTATTTTTCCTATAAGTTGAAAATGTAAATTTGTAGAATAATATAATAATATTACATACTTATGACTTCTAATATTATTCATAATATTTTGAATTATATATTCTTCATTATTTAATAATATAAAACTTACATTTAATTTTTCTTCTAATAAATTTATTATTATATGATCACCCCAAAAATTATCTCCCATTTTCATAATTTCATTTTGTAAATCTTCTATTTTAAATATATTAAAAGGATTCCAATTGCCATAAAATTCATTATTTAATTTTGCTAATTTATAACTTTCTATAATACAATCAAAATTATTAATTGTAATAGATGAAGATGCTATCTTTCTAATATCTTGAGATGTATAATATTCTTGTTTTAAATTATTGTCAATTATAATATTTAAACTGGGTTCTATAGCTTTTGTATAATTTAAAGCAGTAGCAATACATTCAAATAAACAATTTCCTTCACCTCCACAATCACGAATACCATACGTGCAATTTTTATTAGTTTTTTGTGCGTTTTCATTTAATCTTACTCTCCAAGACCAATCAATTTTAAACCAACCATCATCACACATAATTTTATGCCAATTTCTATCATTAATTTTATTTAATCTATTTGTTTCATTATTTGTATAATAAAATGTTTTATTTTTTACAATGATATTTGGTGTAATATAAATTTCATCATCCATTATTAAATAAATAATAAAATTTTTTTTTAAATAATTTTTAATTATTAAAATAACAAGTAGTATTACAATGACCGTGTGCTTTTTTTACATCTATACCAGAATATAAACCTATATTATTAATTGATGATGCTGTTTCTGTGCTAAAATCATTATTTTGAATTTTTTTACATAAATTTTTTTCTTTATGTTTATCTTTCATATTAAGTCTTGTATGTTCAGGTCTATCCAAAATAATATGTTCTAAATTTTGAGGATTATTAATTGGTTTAAAAAATATATAATTACTCATATCCTTTGATTCTTCATTTAAACTTAAATGATCTCTAGTAGGATCGCCATTAGCGTAACCAAAATTTATTTTTTTACATATCATAGTATTATTTGTTTCTTTTTTTCCTTTGTCTTCTATTAAATTATAATTTTTAGGTTGATATTTACTTGTAGGGTCCTTTGGATTAATATTTCTTATTCTATTTGTTATATCATTTTCCATATTAATTATAGAAGAAACTTTTGGTTGTAAGTGTTGATTACTACCTTTATTATGTGCTTTACATTTTTTTTCATGAGTTGTATATATATCATTTAACATATAAAGACCACTTTTTTTTGATTGTTCTATATACATATCATACTCTTTTTTAAAACTCATTTATATATAGATATAATTGAGATTTTATATTTATCTAAATTAGCATTTTTTATTTCTTTTAATAGTTCTTGTAGATATACCACCTTGTGGAAATGGTAATACTACACGATTAACCTTTTGTGGATTTATTTTATCTGGTATTTTTTCAAATCTTGTTGGAAATTGACTTGAACCACTCATAGGGTTTTCATGGCGAAGTGGTCTTGTATTTGCACTACGAAGTAATGTTGATTCTTGATCAACTTTTTTTAAACTTAAATTTGATTGACCTTTGTATGGCGCTGTTGGTAAAGGGAAAGAACCCATTTGTTGTGGAACATTTTTATTTGTACTAATTCTACCGTTGCGAAGTTTAGAATCATTATCAACTTTGCAACCTTCTGCACCAATCCAACCATAACCTTCATCAAAATTAACACCTCTTTGAAATGCTACATCATTGAAAACAGCATCACATTTTTTACTTGAAAAATTAGCAAGGCGATAATTACCTACAGCCGCGCTTTGTTTTTCAGATGCTGTCTTAACAGAGCTATCATTATGAATATTTTCACTATTATAAATAAAATTTTTATTCATTCTATATATAATATTATGTAAGGTTTTTTTTCTATATAAAATTAAAATTAAAATTAAATTAAGCTAAATCTTTTTGAAGAATTGGTTTTTGTTGTCTTAAATCTTCATATTTTAAACAACCTACATTATCACCTTTACAAGTTTTACGCTTATATAACCAATTTGCAAATTCCGTTTGATTATTAGGTACTTGACTACCAGGAACTGTATAAAATTGTCTATCACTATTTAATCTACCATATACATCACTAACATCTTTAAATAAATTTTCATTAAATTTAATATCTATATCTTTTTGTACTTCTGGTTCTAATGGATTACAAGGTTTTTCTTTTGTTTCAAAATTGTCTGTAACAAAATTAGGATTCATAAATGGATTATTTGATGTTGGTTTTGAACATTTTTCTTCTTTTACTTTATTTTTATTTTTAAAATCTTCTAATTTTAATTCTTTTCTATTCCTTATTTCTCTAAATAAATATGTTGATGTCATAATAACAATTGGAATATAAAAATAGATAGGTTTACTATGATATAAATATAACAATATTCCTAAAAATAAAGAAAATCTAACAATACAATTTAATTTTTCAACATCTGTCATATCGGGTGATGGATAAAATTCATGTAATCTATCCATATCATATAATATACTAATATCATCAGCCCAAAAAGGATCACTCATTATTTAATTATATACTATATAATTATTTTTAATTTATTCATTTTTGTTTTTTTTTAATTCTTCTAAAAGAATTTCTGCTTGTTTTTCAACGTTGACATTTTGTAATAATTCTTGAAATTGTTCTGAAATTTTATCTTCATCATTTTCATTTTCATCTTTATCTTCATCTTCATCTTCATCTTTATCTTTATCTTTACTATTACCATCAGTCATTTTTTCAAATAATTTTTTTGCTTCAGCATCAATATCTTTACTTTGAAATAATGCCTCAAACTCTTTAGCATGGATATTATCTCCAAAATTTATTTTCTTAGGATCTGTTTTTTCTGCTATATTTTCTATATCATTCACAATTTTATCCATATCTTTTTCTATTTTATTTATTTCTTTTTCTTTATCTATTTGTGATTCCTGATTTAGAGTTGTATTTCCACCAAATCCAGGTAATTTATCTTTTAAATCAGTTTGCATAATATTCATCATTTTTTGACTAGCTTCTAATAATTCATTTTCATTTACTTCTTTATTTTTTAATTGTTGTTCTACATTTTTACCTATACCTTCCATCATAGATACAATTTTATTATCTGGATTTCCAGTTAATAATCCTGTTAAAATATCCTCTGGTCTCATAGAATTATCAGTCATAGTTTTATGTAATTCTTGTCCAACATCATTAATAATTTTTCCAAAAATATTATTATCTTTTGCACCTAACATATTTTTTACATGATTAGCACTTTGTTCAAAATTTTCTTTACTCATTTGAGATTTTTTACTTTTTTCATTTAATTTTTTCATATTATCAAAAATTATTTTTGAATAATCTTCAGGATTATCTTCATCAAAATGAATATTTAAAAAATCTTTAAGCTCTCCATTCATTTTTAATATTAAATATGATCTCATATATAAATTATTTAAATATCTCCAAATACTAATTTTGGTATGTTCATTAAGATTTTGTTTCCATATTTTTTTGAAATTAATACCTTTTAAAAAATAAATTTTATCATTAGTATTAAATATATTTTCATCATTTTTTGATATTTGTTCTATATATGGATGTAATGATAACATAATATCTTTTACATTTTCAATAATATCTCCATTATTAATTTTATCATCGCTATAATATTTGTCTAATTTTTCCTTAAGACCTGGAAACATGATTAATAAATCACGTTTAAAATCAAATAATGTGTTTTTAAAGTGTAATAATTGTGTACTTGACATATATAATAATATTAATTTCTATATTATTATATATTGTTTTCCGCAAAATTTATATTAATTTACTTATTTAACATAGCATCTCTTTCAACTATTTTAATTAATACTTCAAAATATTTCCATATAATATCTTTTTTATCTTGATCTAAATTTTTCCATAATTTTTTTAAAGCAAGTGCTTCTACAAGATTATCTTCTTTAGAAATTTTATCTGTAGAATATTCATCTATAATATCATCATAATTTTGTTCCATAAAAAATCTTTCATCACGATTATCTATTTGTGTTTTATATGGAAATATATAATATGTAAAACCTTCCATAATCTTTCTTGGATTTACTTTTTTTATCATTTCTATACTATTTTTATACATTCTAATTTGTCTTTCTTCTGGAAATATTACAACAAGATCACTTAAAAATCTATCTATTTGTGTTGTAAATGCTTTTAAATAAGTAATTCCTTTACTCATTTTATTTATATTTATAATATAAATTATCTTTTAAATATTTTGACGCAAATTAAATTCTTTTAACATCTGGGATTTCTCGTCTTCTCATATTTTCCATTTCTTCCATTCTTTTACTTAATTCATCTGTACATTCATTTTTAGTCATATGTGGCATATTTGGTTTATTATCAAATTGTTTAACATTGTTTGATGATTTATTATCTATTCCAGAATAATAACTTGTATTAATTGGACATGACATATCATCACAACCATCTAAAGCACTATATGTAGTACTATAACTATCTAAAATCGTAGATGGTAATGGTTCTGTTTGATTATTAGTTACATTTGAATTATTTGTATTATCTTTATTTTTTAATTGTTTAATATAATTAAAAGCATCTGTTCCACTTAAAGGTTTATTAATTCCTCTAACAATTATTGTAGGTACAGTTTTTATAATTGAAGGTATTTTTATATTTGGGTCATCAGTGCAAAATCTTTTAAAATTATTTAAAACACCGACTTCTGCCATTAATTTGGCCAAATCACGGCAATAATCACAAGAATTACTATAAAATATTAAATTTTGTTTTGACATTTATTTTTATTATAATAATATAAAAAATATATAATAATTTAAACTTAAATAAAAAATTGATTGAATTTTATTATAAATTATTTTACTTACTAGTAATAAACAAAATGACTTACTTTAAAAATAAGGAAATTACAACAGATAATATTAAGTTTGAATTAACTAATGTAAATACCAGTTTAGCAAATGGAATTAGAAGAGTATTAATTGCAAATATAGAAACAATTGCTTTTGATGAGACTAATATAAATATGAAAGAAAATACTACAATATTACATAATGAATATATCAAACATCGTATTAGTCTAATACCAATTTATTTTAATGAAATAAAAAATTATAATGATAATGAACCATTAATGATAAATTATTCTAAAAAAAATAATGATGAAAATTTTTTCACAGTATATGCACAAGATTTTACAATAGAATATAAAGAACAACTTTTAAATTCTAAAGATATATTTATAAGAAATGTTCCAATTTGTGAATTAAGAAAAGGAGAAACATTAATTTTTAATGCAAAAGCAATAAAAGGGCATTCTAAAATGAATGCTATTTGGCAAGCTGTTAATAGTGTTGGTTATTATTTTAAATATGAACAACCTACAGAAGAACGATTATCTGAATTTAAAACTGAAATTGAAAAAAGAAATTATATAAATTGCGATATTCAAAAAGACTATATTAAAAATGATCAAGGAGAACCTGAAACATATGTTTTTAATGTTGAATTATGTGGTAATAGAAATGGTAAAAATTTAATAAATGAAACACTAGATTTTTTAACAACAAAAATTAAAAATATAATTTTAAATATTGAAAATTATGATAATAATGAAAAAATAGATATTAATGAAAATAATAAAGTAAAAGGATTAACTGATTATTATATTAAAGATGAAGACCATACTATTGGAAATTTAATTAATTATGAATTAAATAATGATGATAGAATTATATTTTGTGGATATAATATGAAACATCCTTTAACTCCAGAGTGTAGAATTCGTATTAGAGTAAAAAAAAAATATAATGTAAATGATATATTAATTGAAAATTTAAAGAACATTAAAAAGAAAATTGATTCTTTAAAGTTAGACTGGGAAAAAAATAATATTTAATATTTATATATGACTAAAAATAAAACACTTGTTATTGATCAGTCGATTTATCATTCTCTAAATAAAGAAGAAGAATTTTATAATAATTTTGAATATTTAAATCAAGAAAATACTGTAAGTGTCATATTATCAAATGATGAAAATAATATTACCCCAGAGCAATCTATTCAACCTTCACCGTTGCTTACACCAAAAGCAAGTTATTTTGAATTATCTTCTCTTCCTAAAAAAGGTAATAAATTTTCTATAAAAGAAAAAGTAAAAAAACTATTATTTTGTTCATGTTTTTTTACAACAGAAACTTCACAGTTAGATGAATTATTACAAGAAAATGTTTGAATTTCTTTATTAGTAAAAACAGCACTAGAATTAACATTTTTATATAACGGATTTTTTTTTAAATCGCTCATAATTTATAATATACATTAATATTATAAATTTTTTAAATAAATTTTAATTATACCTTTACTGGAAAGCATTCTGGTGTTAATTCTGTTCCGCGAATCCTGATTCGTTGCCGCTTCCCGGCATCGCTCCCCGAAGGCTGGATTCACTGACCTTTGTAATATCGTTATTGAATGAATTATGCCAATGTGTAGAACCACCACCATTAAAATTTTCATGGAAATTAACTACTGGTTCAATATTGTTTTCAAAATTTTCTACATCACCTTTCATAAATTTATCAACACCTCTTTGGATATAATTTAAATATCCTGTATGAGAGAAATCACTACCTAAATTTTCATATATAGGACTTAAAATATAATATAATCCTATTATTAATAATATAGTTTTTAAATCAAACATCATTTATATAATTATAGTTAAGTTTTTTATTTCGACTTAATTATAATTAAAAATAAATTTTTTAAAGAGATTTAATAAGAGAAGTAAGTAAATTACTTGGATAAGAATTAACTAAAGAATATACCATATCTGGTGTTGTTGGTTTTCTTGATTTCATATAATCTTCATGTAATTTTATAATAGTAGGATAATATTGTGGTGAAAATTTTACTGTCTCTTTCTTTACATATTTTTGATGATATTGATGAAAAATTTGTTTTGAAATATGTGTTATTCCAGATAAAATACCTTTCCACATAGGTTCATATTCTGGAAAATGACTAAGAAATTCATTTATTTTATTTTCTTTATTTAAACACAACATATGATAAGTCATATCACGATTATTTCCTTTCAATTCTTTAAGATATTTTAATTTACTCATTTCAATTTTATATCTGGTATTATCTTCTAAAGTTATAATATAACCAAAATTATTATTATTAAGTCTATCTGGATCACTTCCTTCCATAATACTTCTTACCATATTAAAATCTTCTTTGCTAACTAATTCTGGGTTTGGAATACCTAAATCAAAATTTATATAATTACCTGTTATATTACAACGAGAACCTGTATGAATTAATTTATTATCTTTATAATCTATAATATTTTTTTGTTCTTTACTACATAACATAAACATATAGGTCATTGATTTATCCATTTTGTTTTCATTTTTAATAATTGTAGAATAAAGTAATGAATCTTGATACTTATTTAATACTTCTGTAAAACTCTCCCAAAAAGTTTTTGGATGTGCCCAATTTGCTTTTTTTGCATCAATACAACCACCAGTGGAAACCATCCATTGGTTATCTATTTCATTCCACCAAACATGAATTCTTGTTCCGTCATTTAAATGATTAATAATAATGTTATCCCAATTTCCATCATATTTAAAATCTTCAAATGTATAACATCTACTATGTGGAAAACAAACAATTTTATTTGTATTTTTTTCTAAAATTAATCCTTGACAATCTCTTACTGCTTGATTTTCCAAATCACTTTTTTCTTCATCAGTTTTTAATAAATAAAAATTATCATAATCTTTATCCGTATTTACATATACTTTTAATTTATTTCTGAATAATTCATACACATCATTAAATGATTTTGTAATAGAATTTGTTTCATTGATAATATATTTTGCAACATTCATAATTAAAATAAAACTTTGTAATAAGTTATATTAAATAATGTTTAAATAATTTTAATATAAAGTTATATCAATTTTTTATCAAATAGTAGAATTAATTAAAAAAAATCTGTGCTTTAAATAAATATGAATAATAATGATGAACCAATTTTTGTAGATATAACAGAAGAAGAACTTGCTGAAAGTATGGGTATATCATATGACGATTTAAAAAACTGGGGACTAAAAAAAAAAGATGATGAAAAAGAAGATATAGAAGAAATAACAGATTATGAAGAAATAACATATGAACAAGAATCAAAATATATACCAGAATATCAACGAATTTTTCCACCAAATATTTTAAGAGAAGATTTATTTAATAAAATAACAAATTGGGATATAACAAAAAATTCTGTATGGTGTTTAGATATAAATAATGAATTTACACTTAAAACTATTAAATTTTTAAAAAATACTTTAGGTTTTGTAGATGATGTAATAGAAACAATACAAATTTATGATATTAAAAATGAAAATATGAAAAAATTAGAAAGAACAACACTACAAAGTTCACCAGTTGAAAAAATTTTACAAGGAATATTTGAGCAACAATATATAATTCCAATCATAAATGAATATAAAAAATATTATTATAGTGATCTTAAAAGTAAAATAGAAATAAAAAATACAGAACAATTATCATATAACGAAAAGTATAATTATGATGAAGTAATAAATGGTCATATTTTAGAAGATATAGAAAAATCAATTAATACACATTTTGAAATACAGGAAGAATGGAAAACTACCAATAAAAAAGTTAGTGAAAAAGAAACTAAATATAAAAATAATATAAAAAAATATTTTGAAGATGTAGATAATTTACAAAATACTTGGAATACTTATGAAAATATTGGATATAAAATTAATGTAGGACAAAAAGACCCATTACCACCAGAATATACATACAAAGATATGATAGGAACAATTGGAACACGAATGTATAATCAAACATTTTATGATAGAAGTTTTTTTAATGCTTTATCTTCAGTAAATATAAATAATACTAAATGGAGAATACATAAAATAAAAGGTCCAGATACGAGAATTTATCATAAATATATAGAAAGAGAACCAACCATAAAAGAACAAAAATATAAAAAAATTACTGGTAAAATACTTGACTTAAATATATTAAAAGAAACAATACAAAAAACTTATTTACCTGCTGATAAAGTACAAATAATTGGATTTTATATTTTACCTATACCAAAAGCAATTAAATTAATTAATGGAAAATTTAAAAAAGAAAACTTTTTAAATAAAAAATTATTACCTAAAAATATCGAAAATGTTGAAAAACTTTTACCTAATATTCAAAATAATAAACCAACAGGTAAATATTATACAGAACCTAAAATAGTAATGCTTCCAAAAGAAAATATTACACAAGAACAATTTATTAATTTTTTAAATGAAAATGTAGTTCCATCACCATCTAATATCTTAAAAACAATAAATATAAAATTTTATAATTTTAGTCAAATATTAGATATATTACGAAATTATGGATATGATATTAATGATATAGATACTAATTTAAAAAAATATATTGAAAATGAAATTGAAAATACAATTAATGAAATAAAAAATAACAAAGAATTTACTTCTAATATTACAAACTATAACCCAATATTAACTAATAATAATAATAATTTAATAAAATGGGATATATTAGATAAAAGTAATATATATTCAAAATTTAATTCTAAATTTGATTATGATTATGCAAGATTATTTTGGTTAAATAGACAATTAGATAACGGTAATTTATTTTATAAAACTATTAATTATTCTAATTTATTTGAAGAACAAGAAAAAGATGAATATTTAGAAATACTTAAAAATGTAAAAGGAAACTATACAGCTTATAAAGAAAGACTTAATTATTTGAAATTAAAAAAATATAAACAAACAGAACAACTAGAAAAAAAAATATATGATAATGAATCACGTAGAATATTTAATAAATTAAAAAATATAAATTTAAAAAAAGAACAGTTAGATAATTACTTTTTAAAAATATGTGATAGTTTATGTTGGTTAAATGATACAGACGGAACTAATAATTATAAATTTTATATAGACAATAAAAATAATACCCCATTTAACTGTAGTCATTTTTATAATCAAATAAAAGAAGGTTTAAATTATGTATTAGAAACTTATGGAACTACACAACAATCAGGCGACATAGTATGTAAATATTGTAGTGAATTTTTAACATTACCTGAATTAGATGAAAGAGATAATTTTGATGAGAATGGGCATGCTATTGTACATAATGAAAAAATGAAAGATATTGATGATATTATTGAAGAAGAGACTAAAACTGCAAACAAAAAAGTTTTTACTCAAATTAAAGAAGAAGAAATTGATATATTAGACGATGAAATAAATGATTATGTTGAAGGTATAACTTCATATTGTTCTATAGTTATTAATAGATCACATAAACTTAATATTTTTAAATCAATTATGAATGAATTTAATAATTTAAGAGAACAAAATTTACAAACAAAATATTTAAAACAAAAAATAAACAAATATATACAAAATAAAAATTTAGATATTAAGGGTTTGAATGATTTTAAAAAACAATATCCTGAACAATATAAACTTTTTGAAAATGATACAATAAGATTTATTAAAATTAAAAAATTATCAATTGTGGCTGCACGGTTATTAATTGAATTGGATATTTATAATAAAAAATATAGTTTATATACAATAGGTGCAAATATAGAAGCAACTTTTACAAGTGATGGGAAAGAAAAATTATTAGATAGTAATAAATTTACAAATTTTAATGTAAATTATGAAGATTTAAAGAGTACTAAAATGAACAATAAAGGATATATATATATAAGAGATATATTATTAAAATATGTTTTTGAAAAAGTTATAGAAAAAGATGATGTTATAAAAAAATTAAACAAATCAAGCTATATTGGTGGAATTAAAAAACTTATAAATCTAAATTTAATAGAATATATAAAAAACTTTAATTCTCAAGGTTCTATACAATATGAAAGAGACACTGTAAAACAAGAAATAAAAAAAGAAGGAAAAAAAGAAAAGAAAAAAATTGAATTAGCAATAAGTTTTAGGAATCCAATATTAGCTAAATATAATATTGGTAATTGGTTACGAGTAGAAGAATTAACAAATTTATTAAATAATTTACCAAGTATTAATTTAATTAATACAAATGATATTAATGAAAAAATAAGATTATTATTAGAAAATAGTTTATTAGAAAGTAAAAAAAATAGAATAAGAGTATTATTAGAATATAAAGAATTTAGAGAAAATATTGGTGAAATATTAAAATGGGGTGTATTAAAAGGTAAATTACAAATTATAGTCAGTCAATCAAAATTACCGTCAATAGAAACAAATATTGGTGAAAATAGAGCAGATAGAGAATTTTCTAAAAATTTTAAATTGACACAGTTAAATAATACTTCTATTGTATATGAAAATGAACTTGAAGAAATATTAAAAATATTTAGAAATAATAATAATAGAAGATTTTATAATCCAGATGGAATTGAATATTATATGCGTCCGATTTCAGAAATAGATATATTACAAACTCATAATTATAAAGAAGAGCTTTTAAAATATTGTTACACTAAAAATAAATTACATTTATTTGATAAAAATTATATAACTATTACAAATCTGGATGAATATCCTTGTGTATTTTGTGGTAAAAATTTATTAGAAATAAAACAAGATATTGATAACATGACAGAACAGAATTTAAAAGAAAATTTTAATAAAAGTATTTATATTGATAAAAAAGTAATTAATGATAATAAATGTTGTATACCTAATAAAATAAAAAAAATAGATATAAATGAAATTATAAATAAATTTAAAAATATTGAAATTAAAAAAATTATAGATACATTAGGGTTTAATAATAATATTTTAAATTCAAAATCATTAAATAAAAGAAAAGAAGATGAAATTTATAATATAATAAATGATGATACTATTTCTAAAAAGAAACAAATATATTTAACTAATAAAATAGAAGAAAAATATCATAGATATGAAAATAAAAATATAAAAAAAATAATAGAATCTTTTAGAATTATAATAAATAAATTAAAAGTAGATAATAAAAAAGAAATTAGATATATATATAGGAAAAAAAATATACAAGAAACAGACAGTTTTATATATAATTATACTCAACATTATATAAGATTAAAAAAAATTAATATTAAAACCGATGATACAATAACTACTGAAAATGAAATAAAAAACAGAAAATTAACAAGAGAAAAAATAGAAATGAAAGAAGCTATAGAAAAGGCAGAAGAAGAATTTAAAAAATATAATAAATTTATAAATGATTTTATATCACAAATATCTAATAATGATTTTTTAAAAGACTATAATTTAACATATAATCACAATACTATACAACAAATATCAGGAAAAAGTAATATTATAACTTGTTCAAAAATAATTAAAAGTATTTTTTCAGTACAAGATGCTAATATATTATTAAAAAAAATATTATTACAAGATATAAATATTTTATTAAATTTAGCAAAAGAAAAAGATCTATATGATCAATATCATGATTTTATTAGTGATTTTTTAAATGAAATGGATGAACAATTTAAATATTCAAATTATACAGAAACATCTATAAGTAAAAATAATGATTATATACTTATGGAAAATATTATTAGTCATCAAAATTATTTAGAACATATAAAACAAAATCCAAAAGAAAAAGAATATATGAATTTATTTACAAACGCAGATCCTTCTATTAGACCTAATAGATGGCGTTCTGTTGATAGAACAAATGAAGAATATTTAATTGATATTAAAAACAAAAAAATAGATGAAGAACAAAGTACTAATTTTAAAACTGATATAGAAAAAGAAGAAGAAAGTGAATTGACATTAGGAATTGATACTGGAATGCATGGAAATGATGAAGAACATGATGATATAGATGAAATTAATGATAATTTTGGTTATTCACAATAAAAAAATCTTTTTAAATATTAATATGATGAATGTGTATATTATTATACTAGTATTTTTTGTTATGTACAACTTATTTATAAAAACAAAAATAGAAAGTTTTGTATTTGATAATTTAGATTTAAAAAAATTACCAAATTTTGGATTATCAAAAAAAATTATAGATAGTGTAAAAAATCCAAATAAAGTCTTTGATATGTCTAAAACTTCATTTAAACCTAATATATTTAAACATAAAGTTAAATATGTAAATAAAAATCCAGTTAGTTATAACACTTCTGAAAATTATTTAGATGATATGATTTCAACAAAAACAAATGATATTACAGATAATAATTATATATTGCCAAATTTAAATATTGCTAATAAATTTTATAAAAATTATACAACATTTATAGATATATTAAAAAAAATTGTAAAAAATGAAAATAAAAAAATAAAAAATATTAATTTTAAAAAAATTACAAATTATATTAAATCAGATTATAAAAAAATTATAAATAACATAGAAAATTATGTTTTACAAAAAATAAATAATTTTTACACTAAAGATAAATTTGAAATAAAAAAAATAACTATAACAAGAATTGATAAAAAAGACAAAAATTTTCGTTTTTATTTACAAATGTATGGTTCTATAAATAATAATTATATGAATGTATTTCTTTCAATTATAGATGTATATAATAATACAATTATAATAAAAGATTTAAATTTTTTAGGACTAATTACAGGTGATAAAATTTTATTAAAAACGCCACAAAATATTATATCAAAACAATATAAATTAATTAATAGTCATTTATTTATGTATGTAAAAAAAAATGATATAAAAAAATCATTAAAAAAATTTCAAAAAAATCTTCCGGAATTAATGACTAGATAATAAATCAATTATTTTTTTATTTTATTATAATAATGATAGATCCAAATAGTTATTTTCATAATACTATTTGTATATATATACTTATAGTCAGTTTTTTTATTATATTAAAACCATCATTATTTTTTGATAAAAAAGGTAAATTAAGAAGAGATCATAACTCTAAAATAAAAATAATTTTACCTTTAACATTATTAATTATTGCAATATTGAGTTATAATATAACATTAAACATATTAAAATATTGATATATAATAAAATGGAAAAACATGATTTAAATTGTAATCCACATCAATTATCAAATTTTAAAACTGCTACAATACCGTATATAGAATTTCTTAAAAGTAAAATACCTTATTTTAAAGATTTTGAAAATATTTCATTATTAGGTAATTATGGAGGAGGAGACTGTGGTGCTGCAGCAATATATTATGCTTTAAATTATAAAAATTTAAAAAAAATAATAAGAGATGATGTTATAGAATTTAGAAAAAAAATATCAAATTATATTGATAGAAATAAAGATGAAATATCAAATGAATTAAAATTGACTGATAAAGATGACGTAAGAAATTTTCAATTTTCTAATAAATTATATTTACCTAACTTTGGAAAAATTGATATAGACATATTTAACCAAATTAAAGAAATGCGTGAAGAACAATATAAAAAAATGATTTTTGCTATATTAAAATATAATTTTTTATATCATAGTCAACATGAATGGCAATCTACTAAAAAAATTCCAGTTTATTGGTTAGAAGATACTGACTTAAATATAATATCACACGCAAAAAAAATTAATATATTCGTTATTTCTTGTATTTCTGATTATGCTATTGGGTTTTTACCTCGTATAGGACAAACATATAATTCTGAATTACCAACAATATTATTATATAATTATGATAATATTCATTATGAAACTGTTTTAATAAATGACCAAATATTATTTTTAGATGATATATCAAAAAAAATAGCTTTATCATATTTATATAATGTGTATAAAATTCAAGGAAATTCCATAGATCATATTAAAACTAATAAATGGTTTATAAATGAAAATATTGATGATTTAATAAAAGAAATTGATCAATTGGTAGAAACTGAAACTGAAAGTGAAACTGAAAGTGAAGCTGGAAGTGAAGATGATGATGAAGATGATGATGAAGATGATGATGAAGATGATGATGAAGATGAAAGTGAAGATGAACAACAACAAGAACTTAATGCTTTATTAAAATATAAAGACGTTGAAGACGATGAAACTGATGTAGAGGAAGAGGAAGAAGAAACTTATATAGATGAAGATAATATGAGTATGTTATATATGAAACTTAATGAAACTTATAATAATTTAACTACTAAACAACAAATTATTGTAACTGCTAATTGGAAAGAAATAGTAAATAATATGAGTTCATTATTAGAACATTCAGCAAAACAATTAGAAGAAGGAAACTAGATTCCAGAGGTTGGATTATGAATTCCAGAGGTTGGATTCTAGTAACTAGATTCTAGTAACTAGTTTCTAGTAACTAGTAACGTAGTAAAATTATAAAATAGATATACAAAAATATATTTATACAAAAATGAAGTTTACTAGAAACTAGTTACTAGAATCCAGAGGCTGGATTATAAATTCCAGAGGCAGGAATTTTAGTAAAAATAAATAATTTCATTAATATTTTTAATGATATTATTTTTTATGAATACTTAAAGCTGTTGCAGATGGTTCTTGTGTTTCTGACCATTTTGGTCTCCATATATAACCAATTAAATTTGTTTTATTAGGATAATATTTTTCAAAAATTTTTCTATATAACAAACCTTCTTTACATGTTGGGGTGTCTTGAGAATATAATTTATTACAATTTTTTAATTCATTATCACTAATAATAGTATCAGCATATTTTTTAATTTCTGTAACCCAGTTATATCCAACAGCATCACTAAAAGCATCTTTTTGTCTCCAAATAATATTTTCTGGTAAGTAATTTTCAAATGCTTTTCTTAATATACCTTTTTCTATGTTAAAGAAGTTATAATTTTTATATTTAGAAGAAAGTTGCATAATATAATTAACAAAATTTTTATCTAAAAATGGAACTCTAACTTCAAGACCATTTGATGCTGTTGTTCTATCTGCTCTTAAAACATCAAATTTATATAAATTATTTACTAAGTGTCTTGTTTCTTCATCAAAATCTTTATCTGTTGGTGCATTATGAAAATATAAATAACCTCCAAATAGTTCATCAGCACCTTCTCCACTAAAAATTACCTTAATATCTGTATTTTCTGATATATATTTACTAATAAGATAGTTTGGTACACTTGCTCTTATTGTTGTAATATCATATGTTTCTGTTATTTTTATAACATTTTCAATAGAATTAATCATTTCATTTATAGTCATTTCTATACTATGATGAGTACTTTTAATATAATTTGCTACTTCTTGTGCTTTAATTAAATCTGGACTATTTTCTAATCCTATGGAAAAAGTAGTTAAATTTGTTACTTTTTTTGATATAATACTTGATATAATACTTGAATCTAAACCACCTGATAATAATGCACCTATAGGTCTATCACTCATAAGTCTTTTATTTACAGAATTTATTAATAAATCTCTAATTTCATTAATAATAATTTCAATTGGTTTATTAATAATTAATGTAGAAGGTAATTTGTAATAAATACCTTTAGCCATTTGCGTATTTTTTAAATAAATTTCATAAGAACCTGGAGCAAGGGGATATACATTATCATTTTTGTTAAGAATACATTTTGCTTCACTAGAAATTAATGTTCCATATTTAGATTGTGATATAAATACAGGACGAATACCTATTGGGTCTCTTGCTACATATATTTTTTCATCATCTTTTAATATAAAACCAAAAACTCCATCTAATTCATTTAATGTTCTTTGTATTCCAAAAGTATAATACATATGTAGTATAATTTCGCAATCGCTATTTGTAGTCATTTTAAAATTGTATTTTTCAATTAAATTTTTATAATTATATATTTCGCCATTACATATTAATGAAATATTTTTATAATATAAAGGTTGATTGCTTATTGAATTTAAACCATTAATAGATAAACGATGAAAACCAAAAAATATATTTTTATCAATTTGAGTTAAAGATGAATTATCAGGTCCTCTCATTTTAATTTTTTCTAAACATTTATTTAAAAGTTCAACATTATAATTACCTAAAAAAGCTAAAATACCACACATATTATAATATTTTATTTTATTTTTATATTTTTTTTGCGAATATTTAACATAAAAAAAATATATTTAAGGATTAAAAGAAAAAATGAGTGCGTTAAAACCAGATTTAGTTGATATGAGTATGATTAAACTTTTAAAAAATGATATAGATAATAATCCTTTAAAAAATGATTCAATAAATATTGGAATTATATTAATAGGTTTTTTATTTGCAATTTGTATATTATGGTATAGATATAAAAATAAAAAAAAAAGAGAAAAAAAAATAAATAAAATACTAGGAAATAAAGAGCTAATTTTTCCAGAATAAAAATATTGATATATTATATAACACAAAATGGCAAAGAGAAGTCGCTCAAAGAGTATGAAATTTAATATGAAAAAAACCCCAAAAGCACTCCGTAGATGGATGAAACACGTAAGAAGTGTTCAAAAAAGAAATAAAACTAAAAGTTTAAAACAAGTTCTTAAAATGGCAAAACGTTCATATAAAAAGAAAGCAAGCCGTAAATCACGCAAATCACGCAAATCACGCAAATCGCGCAAATCACGCAAATCACGCAAATCACGCAGACGCAAATCATGCAAAAAAATGAGTCGCAAATCATGCAAACGTTTACGCAGATGCTCTTGGAACAGTAACCGCAAATCAACCCGTAAACATAAACCATACTGCTCAAAGAAACGTAGTGGTCGCAAATCTCGCAAGAGCCGCAAGAGCCGCAAATCTCGCAA